ATAAAATATTATAATTAGTACCATATACAGTTAATTCGGTGTCGTCACTGGTTCCGGTTTGAGTTGATAATATTTTAACTGAATTACCTGAAGAATAGAAATACCCTGAACTATATACGCTTTGTGGATTTAAGCCGAATGAATAACAGTAAATATCTTTGTCATTTGTTTGTTTTGAACTAGAATAATATTGATATCTTTGAACAGTAGAAAAATAGGATCCATTTCTTGGTTTAAATATATCTTTTTTGTTAATTCGTATTACAGCTTGATTTATAACAGTATTGTCGTTAAATTGCCATATTAATTCTTTAATAGGATGATTAAAATATGTAGTTATTTTTCTTTCACTCGAATTACGATTTGATTCAGTAACAGATTGTACTTGTTCAATAATATATATTCGGGGTTTCGTAAGTAATTGTAAACGTTCAGGTTTATTAACAAAAATGTAATCCATCCATAATCTAGCGGTAACATTAGTAGGCAATGTGTTATTAAATTTAATATGTACTTTAATAGAATAATTAGATATTGAAGCTAATGGTAATGCGTTACCTGGATGTGTACAAAACCAAAAATGCAGAGGAACTCTTAGTTTAGGGTTTCTCAAAGATGATTTAGGATATGTAGATACATAATCTAAAATTTTCCGTTTTTCATTGTCCATCTTTAAATTTTTAACAATTTTCAACCATGAACTTTTATGAGTATCTATTATTTGCCCCCCCACTGAAATAGATATATTATCAATCATATCATAAATATCAACAGCTAAAGAAGGATAAAATTTTACATCATCCGCAAATCCAATTTGTTCCCAGATAATATTACCTTCTATTACTAATGTACCAAGTATATTACCTGCCCACGTTGGTTCTACACTACCTGAAGTCCCAGCTTGGATGCATTTATAACAATAAATAATAATACCAGCTTGTCCTCGTCCTCTAACTACATCATCTAAAATATATGAAGTATTGCTGGCCCATGAATCTATATTAACTTGCCCAGTAGTTAGTTCAACGACATTATCTAACTCCAACCAAGTTTTATGAATTAAATCTCCTTTTCTATCAATAGTTAATTCAATATTTGAATTGGGACCTAGTAAACCATCAAAAGTTTGTGAAATAGATTCCATGGCAAAATATGAATGTTTGATATATTTTGTTTTAAAGAATGAAATTTCAGGATTAACCGATAAATAGTTATCTACTTTGCCTCTACTCGCTAATTGCAACATTGCTGCAGACTTATCTGCAGATAAAGACATTTTTATTTAATAATTATATTTATTTAAAGTATTTTATAAAAGCGCGGCCATCTTTAAATGTAAGAATATTATAATTAACAGCATAAATTACACAAGTAGCACCAGAGCCATGAGTGCCTGTAAATATTAATGTGAGTACTTTCCCATCAATGTTAATAGTTCCAGTTGGTTGATTATGTTTATTAGGTTCCATTGCAAAAGAATGCATATATAAAGTTTTATCTGTTGGATATTTACTATTGGAATATAATGAATATCTTTGTATATGAGAAAAATAACCACCATCTCTTGGGTTAAATAATTGTTTTTCATCTAGTAATAAAACAGCTTGTGTTATTTTATCGTGGTTAACATCATCTAATTTCCAAATAACTTCTTTAATAGCATTATTAAAATCAGTTTCAATTTCAGTTTGTACTGTATCTATATATTCTAATCCAGTGGTTTGAACTTGTTCTATTAAATATTCATGGGTATTTTGAGCTAAATCATTTCTTTCATTTAAATCTAAATATACATAGTCAACCCATAATGATAATAATGCTGAACTAGGTACATTATTAAATTCAATAGTAATTTTAACTTCATCTTCGTTAAGATGAATTAATGGAATACTATTTCCATAATCATTACAAAACCAAAAAGACAAAGGTATACGTATTAAGGATGTAGTTGCTGATTTAGAAATTACATCTAGAATTTTTCGTTTTTCATTATCTATTTTTATATTTTTAACTATTCTCATCCATTCCGATGTATGACTATCTATTTTACGATTCCCTATATAAACTGTAACATTTTTAATCATATCATATAAATCTCCACTTACATTTTTAACTTCAATCCAAGTTTTATGCATTAAATCTCCTTTTCTATCAATGGATATGGATACTTTAGAATTCGGACCAATAAATCCATCAAAATTGTTTTCAATAGATTCAACTGCGAAATTAGTATGGCGTCTATACATAGTCTTAAATAGAGTAATCTCTGGGGTACTAGATAAATATTTTAAATCTTCTTTTCCACGCGATTCGAGTTGAATCATTGATCCAATTTTACCCGTAGTCATTTTACTTTACTTATTAATAACAAAAATAAAACAAAATTAACAATGCGTTTAACAAGTTATTATAATTAAGCATGCCTAAATTCGCTTGATTCCACTACCTACAGATTTACGAGACGCGATTAGTGATTCCAATGATTGCTCCATGTTCGACATCTTATCGCGTCTGCCACTACAAGTAGATTTATTAGATTCATAGGTTATACCAGCCGCTCCCATAGGTTTATTAAAATCAGATAATAAACTATAATATGAACCAGTATCAAGAGTAGTTATTTTTTTAGGTCTAGTTACATTTAATTCCTGATTAGTAATCATTACAGGTACGGGCATATAATTTTCAACTACTTGTAATTTTTTATTAGTATCTACTTTAATATCAGGTCTTATACTTAATTCTTCTTTTTGAGGAACAAACAATTCAGGAGAAAAATATTTCATAATATTCTCTACACCATATTGGATATCATTTGTTCCTGTAGCAATTAATGCAGGTACATTTTTAATTTGTTTTTTTATTTTTTGTCCTTTCTCGCTTTCTAATGTAATTATTAATACATCCGAAGTTTTATGTTTAGAAGATACTAACCATTGTAATAAATCTGTTGAATATTTACAACGAGAACTAATTACTATAATAGTTGAGACCATTTTATAAATAAAATAATATAATCTTATTTGAAATTAAAACGCATTTTTAAAAATTTTAATATAAAAATTAATTAATTATTATTTAATAAATGATTACTTCTAAAATAATATTAGGATCCAAAACAAATATATGTAAATTTGTAATTAAAGGTAAAAATGAAGACATGACATGTGGATATGCAAATACTCTTAGACGACAATTATTAGAAGAAACACCATATATAGCATTAACTAATATTAAATTTTTAAAAAATAATACCATTTTTAATAACGAATATTTAAATACAAGAATTAGTATGATACCTTTATCTTTTCCAAAAGGAAAAGTAATATTTAAAGATAATAAATATCAATGGAAAGACGAACAACCTATATTTAATGGTGAAATGAATAACACAAATAATTCAATTCAAGAATTTACATCAAAAGAATTAGTTAACAACGATGAGGCGTCTCAATATATAAAAGAAGATATATTATTTAATGAATCATGGGAAACATCAGGTTATACTACTATTGCAAAATTACAAAAAAATGAGATATTTAAAATATCAGTAAAACCAACAATAGCATTACCTACGAGCAATTCTGTATATTCACCGGTAGGAACTATAGAATATGATCCATTATATAATGATAATGATAAATATGATGGTCAAATAACACTTACTATAGAAATGAATGCGAAAGCGCCACCTTCAGCTCAACAATATTTATTTGATGCTTTATATTGGTTAGAACATAGATTATTAAATATAAATAAAATAAATCATACACCATCTAAAAACAAAATAAAAGAAGTTGTGTTCACAGATATAACACACACATTATGTTCTTTAATTAAAATTGAATTAAGAAAAATATTAAAAGATAAATACGTTGCGTATAAAATACCACATCCATTGAACAAAAAAATAATATTTCATATTGAAAGCACTGATCCAATTAAAATGATTAAAAAAGCAATAGCAAACGCAATTAAAATAGTAAACAAATTAAAATCAACTATAAATATAATAAACCCAACAATAAATAAAATTGTAAAATCAACTGAAACAGAATTAATTAAGGACGTAAGTAAATTTAAATATTTACTGAATACATTTTATCCTAATAGTGCCAAAAAGAATTATAATAAAATAAGAAATCAACTACAATTAACTACAGATAGTATATATAGTATTACTAAACAAAAACATAAAAAAATATTAAAAATATTATTAGATGAAATAGAAAATAAAAATGAAAAGTCTATATTTGAAGGATTTGCAAATGTAGGAAGTGACACTTCATATTTAGCTATATTCTTTAAACATGTATATTCTGTAGAATATGATCATGTAAATTTCAATGCTCTGGATCATAATGTTAAAATATTAAACTTACAAAATGTTTCAATTTATGAAGGAGATATGGCCAGATATATAGATAGGCCTGTTCAAAATATATTAGATAGTTCTTGTGTATATTTTGATCCACCTTGGTTAAGAAAGAATGAAGATCCTTTAAATTGGGAAATATTAACTGAAGATAGACCTTTAATTATTAGTGATCAGACGATTGAAGAATTGATAGATTTACTTCCAAATAATATTAATTATGTACTAATAAAATTGCCATATAATTATTCAGATAAATATTTTAATAAAATAGAAAAATATACAAAAATAAAAGAAATAAAGGACACTGATAGAGTTTTATTTAGATTATTAAAACGAAACGATTATTAATAAATACAGCTAACATTTATTATTATAAAATATAATATCTTTATACGACGGCATTTACTTCAACTTCTACAACACTATTATAATTAGAAACAGAGTTTTCAATAGGTTTGACTTCCTGTTTATTAATATATTTAGAAGCAAAATCAGAAATAGATTTTGTAGATATAATATTATTTTTTCGTGTATGATATAAACATACAAGACCTAAAAAAGTTGTCATTGGCCATATAGAGAATAAACAAAACAATATGGTTACAAAAGTAATAGATATAATATTAAACCCATTTTTTTCACAAGTAGAATAAATAGATAAATACCAAAGATTATTAAATGTAGTTATTTTTTTAAAAATAACTGGAACAGTTATACAAACAGGTGTGGTTAATGAACAAATCATATATAAAATACTCATATAAGCAAATAAGTTACTTGTTAATATATATGAACCTAAATACTCATCATTAATATTATTAGTATCTTCTAATGGATAATATATCGACATATAATTAGTTATATTACAAAATATAGGATTGAAATGAAATGTTCGAGCAACTATAACCATAAAATTAGATAAAATTAAATTGAATGTGTAAGCTATACAAGTAATTAATAATGCATGTTTGTAAGTAAAATTATTTATATCATGATTACGTAGACGAGTTAATAATTTTGAAAATAATAATGAATTATCTGTTGTTTTATATATATATTCATGATGACATATTTCACATTGTTGATTTTCTTGATTATTAAAATCAAACCATTTAGATAGACATTTTCTATGTACAAAAGCGGAATAACCTTTACATTTACAAGGTGTAAATAAGTCATCCATTGGTTCAGATTCTAAACAATATTTACAATAAATTTTATTGTTAATATCATCATCAATAGGAGAGATCATTTATTTAATATTTAACTATTGTTAAATATTAAAAGAAAATAAATATCGTATAATAAATGGCAACGTCTACGAATTTAACCAATAATTCTCTCTGGCCAATAACCGAAATGTTAATAGGTGAAAGACATTATTTATCAAAACATCAAATAGATAGTTTTAATTATTTTGTAAATCATACTTTACCTGCAGTAATAAAACAATATGGTCCTATTGAAATTAAAAAAGAAAATCAATCATCTCGGTTCTTAGAATTAAAATATGACAAATTAACATTACCTAATATTATACCAGACGAAGCAAGAGAATTAAGAACAACTTATGCAGGTGATTTATATATTAAATATAGATATTTAAAGGAAGATAAACAAAATCCAATAATTAATAAAAATACGAATGAATCAGGATGGTTTAAAACTTCAGTAAATATATGTAAAATACCTATTATGTTAAGAAGTAAATATTGCGCAACGAATTCTAATAAAAAAAATATACAATTAAAAGCAAATTCAAGAGAAGGTAATTTTGATGGAGGTGGATATTATATAATAGAAGGTGTTGAAAAGACAACAGTTGCTTTAGAAAATTTCGCATTAAATCAAATAATATTAACAAAAAAAGAAGATGAAGAAAGTGTGGGTAATATTATTGAGTCTAGACATTTAACAGCAAGTAAAGAAATAAAAACAACTTCATATTTTGCAGAAGTAAACAGTGTTAATGATAAAGAAAAAAAAGATGCTAGAAAAACATTAATGCGTATAAATTATAATGGGGTGTTACAAATTAGATATAGAACTATAAAAAAAGATAAATTTATATCATTAATAGATATATTATATATATTAGGATTAGACAATGATTGGGATATAGTAACCG